CTTTGACATTGATGAATTTAGTGTTACTTCAGAGTAATCAACATTTTTTACAATTAAAAATGTTTCATCACTTGTTGTGTAATTTGAGTCAGAAATAATTTTATGAATTTCTTTTGGTTGTTCAATAATTACTTTTGGTTCGACAATAGTTTGAGTTTGGTACCGAACCACATTTTTTCGTGGAGATAAGTTGTCAATTTTAATACTCATATTACATATATTTGTCTTGGCATAGCTCTAAACTTGAGCTGTTTATTTAAGTTTTCAGCAATTAAAGCTTCCCGTTCCATAACCTTTTCTGGTTTCAATCTTGTGAGCCTTCCTTCAGCACCAATTAGTTCGTCAATTAATTTTGTCTTTTCATCTTTAGCTTCTGTTGATAATGATTGATAATCCATTGTAAGGTCTCCATCTGGCGTTTTTAGGTTTCCACTAAACTTACCACGGACTTTAGAAAGTGTTTCTTTACAATATGCGATGAACCATCTTCTAACCCAAATTTGTGCTGGGTTATTTAAATCTTGCCAACTTATTTTATCAAAAGGAACGTCAGAAGGTAATTTAATAATATCTGGATTGTCCTTTAAACATTTATCTCTATCGTCTGGACCAACATCGTAATACCAATACCATACTTTACCTCTCATTAATGTTGAATTACCAAAGTCAAATTTACCACCAGGTGTATTCATTAGGTGAATTGCTTTTTTTCCGTCTGGAAGTGCTGTTACACGATAGGTTAATTCACCAGCAATAATTCTTCTTTGTATATTTATTTCTTGCATTCTAAGTAACATATCAAATGCTGGCATCATAAAGTAAGATCCTGACATATTACCAAGTTGTGCATACCCAGCAGGTCCCGAAATACCACCACCAGCAATTCCACCAAATGTCCAAGGGTCAAATAACATATTATTTAATGTTGGCGGTGTAAACCATAACAATTCATTTAATTCTCTATTTGCAGGAATCTCATAAATTTGTTGACCTTTCTCTAATTGTATATAATCTTTTTTCAAAACATAATCACCACCCGCTTGAAGTCCTACAATTTTGGAATAAGCATAAGTATATCTTGTTTCATAATCTAAACTTCTTGTTGTAAAAGCTCTGGATAAAGATTGTGTATCTAAATTTAAATTATTAAGGGCCGTCCATTGAGATTCGATTAACCAATCTTGAACATACTGTGAATACTCGTCAATTGAAAATTCAAGTAAAGTATCCATTTGTTCATCTTCCAATTCGATACTTCTTAAAGGAGCTCCAAGTAAATGTCTTATTTTTTTGTAAAGCTCACTTCTTTCTGGTTCATTAATAATTGCCATAGTGATTTTTTATATATAAATATCATCGTCTTGGAATTACTAAATTTCTAAGGTCGATTTTAAACCTTTCGTTCTTAGCCAAATTCCTAATAATATCTTGTGGAATGTTGTCACCAAGTCTTGGGACACCGTATTTTTCACCAAAATTGTTAAATAGGTCTAACACCTCTTTTGTTTTTTCATCACCAATTAAAAATGATTTATAATCGTCCGTTGTTAATATTGGAAATTGAATAAAACCAGACATTGTTTTATTCATTTTTAAAATTTTTGCAGAAAGAGATAATGTTTGCGCTTCAGCTCTTCTTCCAGATGCAAGTAATCCAGGTACTTTTGTAAGTTCGATTATTTTGTTTCTATCATAATAAGCTAAATCAATACCAGTTTTCGAATCATTTGGTATACCAACTAATAAAGCTGTTATATCTGTAAGTAAGTATTCTAAAATATCTTCGGCTTGGTTTTTTATATCATCACTTTCGTGTCCTACAAGTAACTCTAAGAAATTTGGATATTGACTTATTCTATTTAATTCTTCTTTATTTTCTGGACTACCATTATAATCGTTAATAAATTTTTTCAAAGATTCTTTAATACTTTTTATATTAATTCTTTCATTTAAATCTCTAACAATCTTACAAGAAATTTTATCACCTTTTTGAGTTGAGACATCAAATGGTGAGACATTACTTATTGCTAATTGGCCGTCAAGAAACCCAGCAACCATACCCTCAAAATCAAGACCTCTCGTTTTACTTTTAACAAATCTTTTAAAGTAATTATTAAATCTGTATTTTGATCTTTCAGAAACATCTTCTAAATTTAATGACATAAGACCTTCAAGTGTTCGATTAAAATTTAAATTACCCCTTTCAATTTCAGCTGTTGTAATATTGTTTACAGCCTCAGACGCGGCTTCAGCATCCAAAGGTATAAGTCTAATTTTTTGAAGTTCTCGACTCATAGCCTTTTTTAAATCCATATCAATTTCTTCGTTCTCGACAAGTATTCTTGAAATAGATTCTGTTAATTTCTTTTTTGATTTTGTTTCATATAAATCATTAACAAAGTCCCAATTTATATGGTTCCAGAAGTTTGTGATGTATTCGTCTTTTTTATTTTGATATTTTAAATAAAAAGCATGTTCCCATAAATCAAGACCCAATAGTGGATATCCACCACCTTTAATTACATTCATCAAAGGATTATCTTGGTTTGGTGTGAACATAACTTTTAAATTATTTCCCTTAGTTAATACCAACCAAACCCAACCAGACCCAAAACCATCTTTGGCTGTTTGATTAAATTCATCCTTTAATTTTTTTATATTACCAAAATCTTTTTTAATTTTTTCTAAAATTGGTCCATTTGGGATTTGTTTTTTTGGTGAAAGCATTTTCCAAAACAGAGCGTGGTTAAATGCACCACCAGCGTTGTTTCTTATTTTATCATCAAACTTACTAATTTGTTTAATCATACTTTCCAAATCTTCTATTTCAATTTTTTGGTCCGAAAGAAACTTATTTAATTTTTTAACATATCCTTTATAATGTTTATTATAATGTATGTTCATTGTTTCAGAATCAATAAATTTTTTCATTGCTGTATAAGCATAAGGTAATTTTTCAATTCCAATTCGTTTCATTTCCAAAAGAAGTTCATTTTGTGTATTTTCTTTTTCAGTAATTAAAATTTGTTCATTAATAACAGAAAGTTTTCTTTCTAAATTTTCATACATCATATGTTCTTTTTTTGGGTATTTTTCTTCAAACTTTTTAATTAACTGGCCAGCAAAAGCATTTGCTTCATCTTCGTTTTTACCACCGATATTCGGTCCTTTTTTTCTTTTTAATATGTCTCTTTGATAATCGTGAACCCATTCGTGTGCTAAGGTTCTCAATACATCTCGATTTATTCTTCCTTTGGATAAAATTCTAATTCTTCTTAAATCTTGATTATGACTACCAGTAGACATATTACCTTCTCTTCTATCTAAAAATTCAATAGTTAAATCATTCTTAAGTGGATAATTTTTCTGTAGAAAAAAAATAAATTTTTTATAATATACTTTTTCTTCTGATGAAATTTCTTTATCAGTATATCGAACTTTGACTTTCATATGAAATAAATATCTAAATACAAGGAAATAGACTACAATGATTTGTTTATAAGAGTTAGAATTTCTTCAACAACATCAACAGATTCTACAATTTCATCACCCATTACGGTCCCAATTACTTTTTTCTTTTTATTAAGTATGTCATAAATTACACCTTCAATTGTGTTTTCAAATATTGGGTAATAAACAAGTACATTATTTTTTTGACCATAACGATAAGCTCTATCTTCTGCTTGTGCGTGTTCTGCAGGCACAAATGATAAGTCGTTCATTATTACAACCTCAGCCGATGTTAATGTAAGTCCTACACCGGCAGCTTTTAAATTACCAACAAAAACTTTAATTTTTTCATTTTCCTGGAATTGATCAACAGCGTATTGTCTTTGGACTTTATTACAACTACCGTCAAGATACACAGATTCTTTACCAAAATGATTATGAATTAGTTGTAGTGTGTCTGTAAAGTTTGTGAATATGATTACTTTTTTTCCTTGGTCTATAATGTTCTGTGCAAACTCAATTGTGTCTTTTACTTTTTCATTTGCAATTACTTTTCTTACTTTCATAAGTTTTGAAAACTGAACTGTAAGAGAAGAAGACTCATCGGTTTTATTTT